GTACCGGAGGTTGGCCACCACCAGGAACGCCGTCCGGTAGCTGAAGGTCGTTTGCTCACCGTACAGCGGGTCCACTAGGTAACCTTGCCGCTGCGAGAAGTAGGACACCGCCGGTCCCGTCAGGGCGCGGCGCTCGGCCTCCCACGTCTTGAACAGGTCGGTGTCCAGGGTTGAGCTGTACAGCGCCATGACCACCTCAGCGTGCGAAATCGGCCGTGCGACGCCTGCGAATCACACGGCCGATGTTCGGGCCACCGGTCCATTGCACACATGTGCAATGGCGCGAACCTTACGCCAGAAGGGCGTCCAGCCTGTCCAGGACTGCGACAGCCTCCTCTTTGGGTGCGGACTTCTTGCCACCGAAGGGGCGTGAGACACCCTTGTCCGAGCGGTCCTTCTTGACGAAGCCATTGGGGTACTTCGTCTTGAAGGCCCTCTTGTGGGCGATGAGGGCCAAGTCCTCCTTGTCGAGCTTCCGACCGGTCTTGGGGTCGTGCGTCCTTGTCAGGGGCGCCTTCTCGGTTCCGTCCCAACAGCGTACGTCCCCGTTGGCCGCGCGGGCATGGCGTCCACAGATCTTGCCCTGGATCACCGGCGCAGCCCCCTTCTTGGACTTCTTGAACTTCATCTTCGTCTTGTGCGGCTTTGACCATGATCCGTAGCCGTCGTTATCGATCTGCGACCTGTTCGTGAACTTGCCCGTCTCGTAACTGTGAAGCGGGTTCATTTCGGCGAGCTCTTTCACGCCGATGGGGCGCACGGGGGCGCTCTCGTCCAGTGGGGCCGACTCCACCACGTTCCCCTGCCACGTCTCGCGGAGGCGCGCCAAGAGGAGCGGGTTGGACTGGATCGACCCCGCCTCCACGATCACCTCCCACGTGGTCCCGTGACCCTGCTGGACGCGAAACTGCCCCGGGCGAAGCCCGCCCGACTGCGCCAGCATGTCGGTCAACTCGATGGCCTCACCCAGAGTCTCGAATCTCAGGAGCATGTCGCTGTCAGATTGTGGCATCTTGACGGCGACCTGCTCCTTTGCGACATAGTCGGCGAAGGCTGCACTCCTGAAGGCCGCCAGGGGCGGCTGGATCTCATCGCTGACGTTGGGGCGCATCCCCAGGATGCTCAGCTCATGATCGGTGAACATGGCGTACTCCATTGCACACGTGTGCAAGCCTACCCAACGATAATCGGGAACGGCTGCACAAGGTTGAGGATCTTCTCGTCAAGGAGACGCTTCTCATCGGCCGCTTCGGCCAGCAGCGTGTCCCCGTTCATGTTGAAGGAACCATCCGCCGACGGCACCTCTCCATACTTCGTTCGGATCATGCCCAACCGGTGCTTGGCCTCGGCCATGGATCGGTCCCGGATCATGAGGAAGTCCGTGTTGCGGATCTTGCCTAGGTCGAGCGCGTTAGAGGCGTAGAGATACGCCGCAACCCCAGAACCTGGGGAGGGCGAAATCACGAGCTTGCGCCTTACGGCGTCGAACTCCCATTCTGGATCGTTCCCGATCACCCGCCTTGATTGCTCAAGGTATTGAAGGGTGATCGTAATGTCCGTCATCCCGTAGGCTCCCCGCCCGACCTCTAGAGGAACATTGGCGTACGCCGAGGTGTTGATCGCCGAGTCGTCCAGTGTCCCCGTGTCGGGATAGAAGACCTCCATCACGGCGTCGGTATCCTCCTCGACGTCGTACTCCTGCGCGGCCGTCAGGGCGATCGTGCCGTACTTGATCTGCCCCGCGTACGCCATGAACCAGACGCACGCAGCCTCGATGGCGTCGGTGACCTGGTCGGCCGTCAACTCCACCGCCACCACACCACCCCCGAGTGAGCGCAGGATCCACGCTGAGATGCCCGCCGTGGTCTTGTCGAGGGTGATTGTGCTCATTTCTCGCCCTTTGACTTGGGCTTAGCCAACACCGGCTTGGTTGCCGCCATGATCTCGTCCACGATGGCATACAAGTCAACCTCCGATACTCCGGCATCCTTTAGGGCACCCCGGGCTGCGTCACCCACGGCCGCGAGGATGTTGTTGACGTCAGTGTCCTTGAGCTCGGTCACCCCGACCACTTGAGCTTTGATGGTCGGGGGAAGCATGTTCACATCGATCCCGCCAGGGCTCGCCGAGGTCTTACTTTTGGGAGCCCCATCATCCGAAGCCTCCCGAATCACCGTGTCGTGCGTATCCAGGTTCCTTCCGAGTGACGCAAATCTGTACAGGGATTTAGGGATCGTGGCCAGCGAATCCCCTGTTGACAGCACAACGTGGGTGTGGGTCTCCGCGGTGACCACACCCTCCACGGTTGTATGTCCGCGCATGGCGCGGACCCTCTCCCCCGTATAGAACAAATACATGTCAGGTGTCCTTGGTGATAACCTTGCGGCGGCGGATCTTGCCCGCCTGGGCAGCGGGCGCGCCATCCGCGTCGTCGTCCTCATCATTGTGGACCAGACGCCATGATCCAAGCAAGAGGGCGATCTTGTCCTCCAGGGTGTCACCCTCCACTTCCTCGATGGAGCCCGTGATTGCACCGAGGCGCTCCGCCAGGATCTCCGCTTCTCGCACCGGGACGCTGGCCTTGTCGCGGAAATAGTCGCGCTCATTCTTGAGCGTCGCGATGGCCGCGCCCGCGGCTGCGAGCTCCTTCTTGAGGTCGTCCGCGATGGCCTGGATCTTGGCCACCGTTATGGCCTTTCCGTCGTCCTCACGCTTCTTGATGGCAGCGGGGTCGCGCCCCGCGCGCGCGTCGCGCGCCGCATCGTCGAAGCGGTCGAGGGCTTCGGCGTCCATCCCCAGCTTCTTGGCAATGTCGAGGGTGGACAACCCGGATGCCTCCATTTTGGCAACGTCCGCCTTGGTGTCGTCTGGCATCCCAAGCAGCTCCCCGATCTGAGACATGGGAAGATATGGGCAAGCGAACTCCACAAGGATGTTCTCGTGGCCCGTGAAGGCACTGAAGTCCAGGTCGGTGATCACCCGATCGTTGCACCCCTTGAAGATGACCTCCTGGGTAGGCTCGCCCTCCTTCGTGTGGGCAGGCAAGGGGATGTGTCGCCCACCCTCTGCGGGGATCAAGCGGTAGAGCTTCCATCGGCGTTCATACATGACAATCTCCTGTTGCACACGTGTGCAATGCAAAGGGGGGAATGCTTGAGCATCCCCCCCTTGTGGTCGGGTTCAGGGTGGGGTTACCCGCTGATGGTCGGGAGGCCGCTCACGGTCACCAGGCCGTAGAACTCGGGCCGCGCGAGGTACTTGGCATAGCGCGTCCTCATGCCCTTGTGGAGCATGAAGGTCTGCGGATCCAAGAAGGTGTCAGTGACCTGGAGGCCGATATACGGGCTGTAGATGTAGCCCGCGTCAAGGTTCCTGGCACCGCGGAGACCGACGAGGATCTTGTTGGCGGTCATGAACGGGTCGACATAGACCAGGTACCTGTTGCCCAGGATGCCCATGATCTGGATCCCGTAGTTGGCGACCATGGGGCCGTAATCGGCCGCCTTCTGGACGTCGAACAGACGGTTGACGATCATGTACTCGCCCGAGGAGGCGAGCTGAGCCATGAGGCTCACGATCATCGGGGGCGCCACGATGAAGTTGGCGGGGGCGCGGCGGCTGGCGATGTGGATGCGCGCGCTGAGGGCGTCGATCACCGTCACGAGGTGGCGGATCGACTCCAGCTCGGTGTGGACGCTCGCGCCGCCAAAGACGGGGCTGAACTGCCACGAGGCGCTGAACTGCGCTCCGACGATGAGGTCGTTGATGATCTCGCGGTCCAGCTCCAGCGTCAGCTCGTGCGAGAAGCCCGCGACCAGCTCGGTATCGGCATCCATGCCGTAGAGGGCGCGTAGGTCGTCCACGGCCTCGACGGACCAGCGCGCCTTCAGTTTCCTGCTGCGTGCCTTGATCTCAACGATTGTGATGTCCAACTTGAGGTCGGGCACCTTTGAGACCTGCTCAGAGCCATCATACAGGGAGGTGTCGGAGACACCGACGGTCGCGTCACGCGTCTGCGCGATCTTCTCGCTGTCGAAGTAGTACACACTATAGATGGGGGTCGCCGCATCCGGCACGACACCGGCGAGCGCGAGGGTGAAGGCGCCCGTGGTGTAGCTGATCGTCCCGCGGAGGCTGGCACCCTCGTAGAACGAACCGCTTCCGTCGTCGGTGGCCGTGTGGAGCACGCCGCCGCTCGTCCAGTAGATGTCGTTCTGGTACTGCTTGGAGGTGTCCAAGGGGTGGACGGGGCAGAACTTGAACGGGCGCCGCTCGACCGCGTTCGCTCCGTCGTTCCACGCCGACTTGATCCCGTCGACGTCCGCCGCGAGAACCTTGATCTCGTAGTCGACCTTCTCGCTGCAGTAGGTGCTGTTGAAGTTCTCGATCAACGTGCTGGACGCCGTTGTCGATCCCTTGTCATCACCGTGGAGGTAATCGTAGAACATCACCGCACCAACCGGCGCGTACATCGGCTGAACCGACACGAGCTGGTTGGCGATGAGGTTCGGGAACATCGACCACAGCACGGGGAAGATGTGCTTGCGGAAGGGGCCGACGCTCGTGGACAGGGTGTCCTCGGTCAGCGCCTTCATGTGTCGCATCTGCGACTCAAGCACGGCCGCGGTGCTGATCCTGGTGCGGGGGTTCTTGATGTGACCGGTGTACTTCTTCCACTTCCTGTCGACCTTGTTGAAGTAGCCCTCGGCTCCATTGGCGCCTCCGAGGGGGTTCATGCTTTCCAGCATCTCACGCGCTTCGCTCATCTGGATCTCCTTTGCACACGTGTGCAATGCGGTGGTTGGTTAGCGGCTCTCGTTAAGGACGATCCCATTGCCCAGCAGGGCGATCTCGTCCTCATCGAATCCATATGGCACCGATGGCGGGGTCTTCTCCACGGAGTGGCTCTCCACCCCGCGACGAACGTTCTGCGCCCGCGAGCGGGCACCCTCAAGCGATCGATCCAGAAGCCGACCGACAGCGGTACTTGCGGCCTCGTCCACCTCCTCGGGCGTGTTGGAGGCCTCCAAGAGGTCATCCACCGCGCGACTGAGGGGAAGGGAGGACCGCACACCGGCGCGGGCGCTCCGAACCTTCAGCTTGTTCAGCTGCTCTCGGAGGGCGTCGTTCTCCGAGATCAGTTCCTTCTTCTCGTCCGCCATTCGACGCGCCACATTCTCCACCCTCTCCAGACGGGCAACCGTGCTCTCTTTCTCCCGGTCGGGAGGAAGCATGGACGCAATACCCTTCACAAACTCCTCAGCCTCCTCCAGGGAGGAGAACCCAGGCGTCCGTGCGCACAACTCGCGCACCGAAGTGCGATGGTGCGCGGGGACGTTCCGCTCCACCGCGAGGTGAAGCTGGGACTCGATCAACATGTCGACGGCCTCCGCATAGTCCGCTTGGACTATGCGGAGCTCTTCGACCGTGGCCTGCTGTTCGTCAGTCGGGGCATGACCGCTCACGAGCGTTGCCACAGCCTCCACGATAGCCCGGTAGGACGCGGTGGAGGGGTCTGCCTCCTGCTCTTCCATGAGCTCGGTGCGCACGACTTCGCGCATCCGACCGATCTCCACCGCGAGGCGTTCCGCGAAGGTCTCCTCCAACTTCGCCGCGATGGCGGCACGGGAGGTCTCGCTTTGCACACGTGTGCGATCCACGACCTCCCCCTCCATCGCCTTGAGGATCTGGGCGTGGACCTCCGGGAGGTCCACCGCGATGGACTCCAGCGAGTAGGGTTCCTGTGTCTCCACGTCCTCGGTCACGAGGCGAGGATAGGCGCCCGTGTTGGCTGGGTCGAACACGACGTCGAACGCCTTCAGAAAGAAGTCCGCCTGGACAACTTCCTCCGTTCCGTTCGACTTTGTCGAGCCCATGCCCCGAGACGACACGCCAACCTGAACCCCATGCTCGTACAGTCCCTTCAGGATCGCACCGTTGGGCACGCGGTCCAGGATCTCGGCCTTGCCGACGATCTCACCCTCGTCGGTGATGTGCACCGACACGACTTTGTGGCTCACCCGCGACAACAATGTCTTTCCGTCATTTGGGTGATCCAGTTCGCCTAGGAACCGGCCGCCCTCGATGTCCTCCGACAGTCGCTCCAACTCCCGCGCGATGAGGCTCTTGGGGTAGGATCGACCGTTCTTCGTCGGTCGATCCACGAACCCGAACGTCCCCTCGAAGTAGTGGACAGTGCGCCCGTTCTTCTCTTCTGTCAGGAGGCGAAGCGGCGTGCTTGTGGCTTCGGAGATCAAGAGGGTTTTCATAGCTTCTTCCATCGCTTGTGCCGCATGGGCGACATGAACAGGGTGGCCTGCTGCTTTCGCTTCCCTTCACGTGAAACTTTACGACGAGTCTTGTGTCCCGTCAATGCCTTCTTTCCATGGACGTATCCGATCAACTCTAGTCGACCGGACCGATACCCTGTTCGCCTTCCCCGTGGGGCCATGGTTGCACACGTGTGCAATGAGGAGGTCAGTCCTCGTCGTCGTCACCCGGCTCGTAGTCTTCTTCGCCATCGTCGCCGTCGCTCTCGTCGCCGAGGTCGAAGAAGACATCGGCGAAGTCCCCGAGGGCGGCGATCACCTCCTCTTCCGAGGCTCCAGCGTCCAGCGCCATCTCGACGTTGGACCAGATGGCGTCCGCCATCTCCTCCAGGGTGGCCTCATCGGTGTCCTCCAGCATCCCGATCTCGTTGATGCCGTCCACGATGTCCGCCAGCAGGGCGTTAGCGTTGTCGCGAGCCTGCTCGTAGATCGCATCGGCCTCACCGTCGGTGATGCCCCTGATCAAGCGCCGGAGGCTCTTGAGGACCGGCCCGGTGGCGGCGGCGAACTTGTCGTCGGTGTCTTCGTTGAGCGAGGCCAGCACCGTGCTGGCCTCGCTCAACGTCTTGGCGATGGCGGGGTGGTGACAGTACAACCTCTCCACGAGGTCGAAAACATTGTTGTAGCGGTTGACGATCTCCGCGCGGGCGTCGCTCGATCCGACGGACTCCGTCAGGAATGCACGGGCGTCACCGACGA